GGCCGCGCGGTGTTCAAGATCAGCTGGCATCCCATGAGCTGGTTCCAACAGCACTACCCCGAACAGTATCTGGAGATCGGCAGCGACGAGGCCGAGTACTCAGGCCTTGGCATGGCCGCCGCTCAGGAGGCCGGACGGCCTTCGGATGAAAACCGCGCCATGCTTATTGAATACTGGTATCGCCTCTATGATGCGCAGAAACGCCGTTTCACGATCAACGTAGCTTATCTGGCAGGCGGCGCGCTGCTTTCCCACACCACGGACGTGTACCGCCACGGCATGTATCCCTTCATTCTGGATGTGTACACGCCTATCGAGGGTCTGCCCGTGGGCGATGGCCTCGTGCAGGAGCTTGCGCCCATGATGCGCTATGTCAACCGCTACGCCAGCTACATCGACATGAACCTCCGCATGGCATCCAAGGGCCGCCTGCTCATCGACCGCAACGCAGGCATCGACAAGGAAGCCCTCATGAACTGGGAGACCGACGTGGTCGAGGGCGACCGCATCGATCCCAGCGCCCTGCAATGGCTGCAGACCCAGCCCTTCACCGGCATGGTCACGCGCCAGATGATGCAGCTTCAGGCGGATATCAAGCAGGACAGCGGCCAGAACCAGTTCAGCCGCGGCGAGACCGTGGGCGGCGTGACCGCTGCCAGCGCCATCAGCGCGCTGCAGGAGGCCGGCGGCAAGATCACCCGCCTGCGCACGCAGGGCCTCAATCAGGGCTTCCGTGAAATGGTCACGCAGGTGATGTGGCTCATCAGCCAGTTTTACGACCGGCGCAGGGTGTTCTTCATCACCGGGCGCGAGGTGAGCGCAAGCCCTGAACGTCTTTTTGGACAGGGCGTCTTCCCTGTGCCGCCCTATACCGTACAGGTGCAGGTGCAGCGCCGCAATCCCCTCCGGCAGCAGGCGCAGAACGAGCTGGTGCTGCAGGCCTACCAGATGAGCGCGCAGGCGGGACAGCATTTCCCGCTGAGCACGCTGTTTGAGCTTTTGCAGGTGGAGGGCAAGGAGCGCATTCTGCCCGTGCTTCGTGAAAACGAAAACCTGCCCGCTGAAAACGAAGAGCTCAGAGAAATGTGCCAGCAGGCCGACGGCCTGATGAGCCGTCAGCAGCAAAGCGCGCGCCAGCAGCAGGAACTGGTGGAACAGCTCCTCGAGGAACGCGCGCAGCTGGAGGATACCATCCAGCAGATGCAAAGAAAGCTGGACGAACAAAACATGATCAACGAAGCGGAGAAGGACAGCGAAACGCTTGTCTGACCCGCTTTTTTGATACCCCAAACAACGTCGTGGCCACGACAAAAAAGGAGGAAAACCCAATGGAAAACAACACCGTATCCATGGAAACCATGCTGGACGCTGCTGCTGAAACGCAGCCTGCCGCTCAGCCCGCTCCCCAGCAGCCTGAACAGGACGTCACCCTCAAGCTGCGCGCACAGGAGCTGATCGCTCAGGCACGCACCATTCAGGCCGTCACCCAGACGGACGTGATGGCGCTGTACAACACCGACCCTGAAGTTCGCGCCCGCATTCTGCGCGGCGAATGGGATTTCATCGACGTGTGGAAGAACATCCAGCCTGCCCAACAGCCCCCTGTGCCTGTACGCACCGCCAACGGCGGCGCAGGCGCGATGAATATCGGCGGCATGAACGATCAGCAGTTCTCCAAGCTCAACGAGATGCTCAAGCGCGGCGCCAAGATCAACATGCAGTACTGACACAGCGTACAAACGGCCCCCCATACCGGGATCCCTGAGGGGCAATGTCCCTTAGGCGGGATTCCAAAGGGCAGAGCCCTTTGACCCGTACCCCCAAAACATAAAGGAGGAAAAATGAATGGCTCTTTTTGACAACATGAACATGACCACTTCCGGCGGCGTCGCCCCGGGCGTGGTGGATTACTACGAGCGCACGCTGGTGGAAAACGCCCGTCCCGAAATGGTGCACGGCCGCGACGCCCAGAAGCGCACACTGCCGGAACACAACGGCAAGCATGTGCAGTTCCGCCGCATGATTCCCTACGAGGCCTGCACCGAACCTCTCAAGGAGGGCGTGACCCCTGACGGCCAGGAGATCAAGCAGACTGCCTTCACCGCCATGGTCAAGCCCTATGGCCGCCATGTGGAACTGACGGACGAGCTGAACTTCTACCAGCTGGACAACATGCATCAGGAGGTAGCCAAGCTGCTGTCCGATCAGGCGGTACTGAGCCTGGATACCATCTGCCGTGACGCTCTGTGCACCGGTATGAACGTGCAGTATGCCAACGGCAAGACCGCCCGTTCCGAGCTCACTGCAGAGGACAAGCTGACCCCTGAGGACATCAAGAAGGCCGTGCGCACGCTGCGCCGCAACAATTGCCAGCCCTTTGAGGACGGCTTCTATCACGCCATCGTCCATCCCGACGCCATCTACGACCTGACTGCCGATGAACAGTGGATCGACGTGGCCAAGTATCAGGACAAGGACAAGGTGGAGCGTTACGAGCTGGGCTGCATGTACAAGGTCAAGTTCTTTGAAAGCACCAATGCCAAGGTATTCAAGAACGATCCCTATCTCTTCGGCACTACCAACAGGCTCTCCATTACCTCCTGCGATCAGGATGGCCGTTTCGTGATCGTCAACGAGGAACTGACGGAAGATGCTGCACGCGAACTCAGCGGCAAGCTGGTACGTGCGGGCGGCGTGCCCATGTGCGTAGAGCGCGTGGACGCTGCTGCCAGGAAGATCATTTTCCGCTGGATGATCTCCGGCGGCGTCGTCGGCTCCATCCTGCCTCTGGGCGGCGGCGCGGATGACGTTGCCGTGTACGGAACCGTTATCTATGGCCAGAATGCCTACGGCAATATCGAACTGGGCATGGGCGGCGAAAACGTGAAGATCATCATCAACCCGCCCGGTTCCTCCGGCGCGGCCGATCCTCTGGAACAGCGCGGTACCATCGCCTGGAAGGTGAAGGGCTTTACCTGCGTCATCCTGCAGGATGCGTTCATCGTACGCGTGGAGCACGGCGCTTCGGCTTAAACGTTCGGCGGGGCGGTCGTAAGGACCGCTCCGCTATTCCATTCATCTAAAGTAAGGAGAGATCATCATGGCTAAAAACATCAATATGACCGTGGAGCCCACCGTGCGCGTTTTTCTGCCGCTTGCGGAGGAAACCGGTACGGAAGTTACTGTGGACCAGACCGAGAACGTCATCATCAACGGCAAAGTCACCCAGATCCGCCGCGGCGAGTATGTGGACGTCAAGGTACCTGTTTTCCTGCAGCTCAAGCAGCGCTATCCCAATCTGTAAGGGGGTGCGCTGATGGATCTTTCGGCACTTAGGCAGCAGGTCGTGTTCCAGATCGGCGGCGATGCGGACGACGTTCAGGATTTTCTGCCCCATCTGACGGATTACATCAACGAGGCGTATGACCGGCTGGCAATGGCCGCGTACGGACGGCACGTCAGCGTGAACGACGAGGAGTATCAGCCGCTTTCGCATGATATGAGCCTGCCCAATCTGCCCGAATGGACGCATCGCGCCATTGCGGACTGGGCCACGTGGCTCATCTGCCGCAATGGAAACGCCCAGCGGCAGAACCGCGGCTACGCCTTCCGCAAAGCCTTTGAAGATGTGGAAAGCCGTCTGCGCGGCGCGGAAAGCAAAACCTTTATCCACAATATTCCCCTTTGACGATCAGAAAGGAGAGATGGCCTGATGGCAAATATCACGCGCGGGTCTGCAGCCGCCACGGTGCGCATTCCCGCCCATAAGGGGCTGATGCAGTACGGCGACAGCGTGGGGCTGGACCCGCGCTATGCATCCGACTGCTTTAATGCGCTTACTTTGCAGGGCGTGCTTCAGCCGGCAGCTGCGTGTACGCTGCTCAAGCCCAAAACGCCTGAACCCATCCAGACGCTGGCAAGGCTGTACCGCAGATGGTATGCGCCGGACGGCCAGCATGAAGTGCTTGTGGCAGCCGCTGGCGGGCAGCTGTACTGGATACTTCCCGGCGGCGATCACTGGACAAGGCTGAGCATGCCCTACGGCTGGACGCAGCCAGGTTATCAGAGCGACGTATGGAGCTGGGCAGCCTATGAGATCAATGTGGAGGACAGGGACGCGCCGGTAGATGTGCTGCTGATGAGCAACGCGCAGGACGGCATGCTCTGCATCCGCGGCGATACCATGGGCGTCGGCGCCATCCCCACCCCCAAAAAGTTCAGCGTCATCGCCCGCTATGCCGAGCGCATCTGGGGCGGAGGCATCCCCGACGACCCGGATATGCTTATGTATTCTGCGCCCTATGATCCTTTTGACTGGTCGCAGAATGATGAGATCCCCGAGGACGGCGCGGGCGACGTGCTGCAGCCATCATGGGATGGCGACAGCTTTACCGCGCTCACGCCCTTCGGCAGCCAGCTCATCGCGCTCAAACGTACCAAGGTCTGGCGTGTGATGGGTACAGACCCCGGTACGTACATCTTCAGGGAGCAGTACGGCGGCGGAACGCCCTGCCCTCAGACCGTAGCGGTGGACGGTTCCCGCACCCTGATGCTGGACCGCGGGGGCGTGGTGTGCTATGACGGCGAAAGCGTAGAGCCGTTTCAGCAGGAATATGCCAAACGGATTTTTGAACGCATCAACCCTGCCGCGCTCAGCGAGGCGTCCGCCTGCCTGTGGAAGGGCGTGTATTACTGCGCGGTCGCGCTGGATGAAAGCCGTACCAACAATGCCGTCATCCTGTACAACACCCGCGAGAATACATGGCTGCTTCGCACCGATGCGGCTGTGGAGTGTTTTCTGCCCATGGAGGATGAAATGTACTTCACCAGCTCGCATACGCCGGGGCGCATATGGCAGTGGCAGGAGGATTGCATGAAAACGGGTCAGGCGCAGCCTATGCGCTGGACAGGTGGATGGCAGAACCTTGACGCGCACCATGTGATTAAGCGAAACTTCTGCGTTTATCTTGCTGCGGAATGTCTGCAGCAGACGGAGATCCGTCTGACGCTGGAAACGGAAAAGGGCGCCAGGACCAAAACGATCGTCCTTGATCCTGCTGCAGGCGCCAGAAACAGGCGCGTTTTCTTTCACCTGCACGGCAGGCGCTTCCGCCTGATCGTGGAAAGCGGAGGTACGGCTCCGTGGCGGCTGACAGGCGGCATTCAGATCGAAATGGATACGGAGGAAGACTGAGATGCCTGAAAACAGAAAACGCAGAGCCGCCGCTGTTTCGCAGTACGAACCCCTCACCACCCCGGAAAAATGGTCGGGGGACGAAAAACGCTTTGTCCTGCGCCTGACGCAGCTGATGGATCAGCTTTTTGAAAAGCAGATCACCCTTGGCAGCCGCGTTGCCGCGCTGGAGAAACGCATGGAACAGGAGGACACAAATGGTTGAGATCAACGGATACGATATTGCCATCACGCGGGGCGACAGCCTCTTTTTGCGCGTGGAACTGGGCGGCCGCGATCTGCCTGCAGGTTCGCAGGCGGTCTTCACCATCAAAAAGACCGTCCGAAGCAGAAGCTGCCTTGTGCAGAAAGTGTTTGACGCATCCGAGGAGATGGTTGGCATCAAGCTTACGCCCAGGGAGACAGATATGCTGCCCGGTGTTTATGTGTGGGACGTTCGTCTGCAGATCCCTTTGAAGGAAGGCGGCTGTGAGGTGTACACGCCCATGACGTACGCGGCCTTTGTGGTGCTGGATGCGGTGGGCACGGACGTAGGCATTTGGGGAGAGGCGGAGGCATGACGATGGACGCTTTTCTGGAAGAAATTCGCAGGATCGCTCAAAGCGCGCCGGTCTACCGTGAGGGCGGCACGGGCGCGGATGGCACCTGCGACTGCATCGGCCTTGTGATGGGTGCGATGTATGCGCTGGGTCGCAGCAGGTACGAGCTTCACAGCTCCAACTACTTTGCGCGCCGTCAGACCGATCGCCTGACCCCGCTTTTGGATGCGGCGCAGCTCAGCCCCGGTATGATCGTCTATAAGGCGCGAACGGCGACGGATGCGCTTAACGTACGCTATCAGCCCGGCGGCAGCTGCTATAACGGTGACCTGCTGGATTATTATCACGCAGGCGTTGTGGAAAGCGTTCGACCGCTGTCCATCGTGCACTGCACCAGCTCCGGCAATGCAAACGGCATCGTTATTGACAATGGGTGCGAAACGTGGACGCACTGCGGATATGTGGCAGGCCTTGAGGAGCCGGAGATGGACGTTCAAACCGCCATCGTGACCGCTTCCTCCGGCAAAACCGTCAACCTTCGCAAGCGGCCGGACCTGAACGCGCCCCTTGTCAGGCGCGTTCAGGTAGACGCTGCAGTCACGGTGCACGAGTCGGCGGATGGCTGGGCAAAGGTAACGGTGGACGGCGAGACGGGCTATATGATGGAAGCCTTTCTGCGCCGGGAGGACGTTTTGGAACAATGGGTGAAGCTGCCGCTTCAGGCAGTGCTGGATATCATCGAAACGCTCAAGGCATATGCCGCGGCGAAAACAAAGGAGGAATTGTTTTGATGGATATACGCATGTCATCCCCGCAGAGCATGAAAATGCAGCTGCAAACATGGCGCGGCTACAGCGCCTATGAAATGGCCGTGATGAACGGATTTGAAGGGTCGGAAACGGAATGGCTTGCCAGCCTGCAGGGCGCGGACGGGCAGACCACCAGCGTAAACGGCGTTCAGCAGTTTGACGGAAACATCGAACTCACCGGCGCAGATATCCCCGTCAGCGCGTCGGATGCGCGCAGACTGAGCGAGCTGGCCGCGCCGCTGGATGCGCTGGCTTCTGCCATCACGCTCACGCAGGACAGCATCGACTTGGGCGGCAAATACCTTGACAACGCTTTGTTCCGTTGATGAAAGGAGGCCCGCATGGCACAGGTCATCAGCCACTATACCGCCACAGTAGGCGGCAATTCGGCCATGTATTACTACAAAGAGGCGGATAACACAAGCTCTGCAACGCGCATCTATACCGGCACGGCTGTTACGCTGCCGGTGGATTACGAATCCCGCCTTACCAACAGGCTGTATCCTACCATCGACCCGGGCGGCTGGATCTATGCCGTTTATTTCAGGAATATCACGCCTGTATACAAAACGGTGACGGACGCATGCACCGCGCCGTCCAGCCTCACGTTGAACACCGCTTCCAAAACGCTGACCATTACCGGCGGCAAGGGCGGCGACCTCAACGCACTTACCGGCTTTGGCGTCAGCTGGCGCGAAAGGCAGATCAGCAATTCCGTATGGGGCGCATGGAGCGCGGAAACATTCACCTCCAGCCGCAGCATAAGCGTTGAGGCCAACAGCGGCATGGTGCGCCAGTACCGCGCCCGTACCCGTGGCGAAGCGGGCAGTCAGTATTACAGCACCTATACCGTATGCGATACGCTGCTCATTGGCAATACGGCTGCCGGCACGCCGGTGGTGCTGCTGCCGGTTTCCGGTACGCAGACCTGCGCTTCTGCTCCGGTCGTGAAGATCCAGTGCCCTGCGGACGCAGACGGCGACACGATGACCCTGCAGCGCAGCCTGGACGGCGGCGCGTGGGTGAATGCGGCCACGCTGCCCGGCAGCGGCGGCGTCGCCTATGACCCTGTTTCCGTGGGAACGGGCAGCCATACCGTGCGCTACCGTCTGAGAGATGCAAACGGCGAGGGCGGAGGCGAGGACAGCATCACCTTCAGCCGTATCAATCGAAGCTGGAAACGCACCATCAGCACGGGAAACGTCATCGCTAACCATGAGATCAGCTTCGTTGCCGATATCATGGAAATGCTGGAGAGGGTCAACCTCGTCCGTACTTTCTACGGATTGTCTGAAATCAGCCTCCCTGGCACGCCAGGCAGGGCAGCGGATTGGAAAAATCAGCTTGCCGCCATGCAGGCGGCATTGAATGAGTGCGCAGCCGTCAGCGGACGCGGCAACTGCGGGTTTGCATCCACGTCCGCCTGGCCAAACGCGCAGGAGATCAATCAACTGCGCACGGTCATTCAAACCCTTTAAAAAAGGAGAAACGCTATGGAGAAAATGTGGGACAAAGCTGTGCGCGGTCTTGCTGCGTGCGGCGGCGCAATCGCCGGCATGCTGGGCGGATGGGATCCGCTCCTGCGCGTGCTGGTGGTGCTGATGGCGGCGGACTATGCCACGGGCCTGCTGGTAGCGCTGCTTGGCAAGAGCGCGAAAACCGGATACGGCGGTCTGAGCAGCAAAGTAGGCGCCACCGGACTGGCCCGCAAGGGACTGATGCTGGTGGTGGTGCTGGTTGCTGCCATGATGGATCAGGTGATGGGCACGGGCAGCGCCATGTGCCGCGACGCCGCCTGCTGGTTCTATATCGCCAACGAGGGCATTTCCATTCTGGAAAACGTGGGCCTGGCCGGAGCGCCGTATCCGCAGAAACTGAAGGAATTGCTTGGACAAAAGAAGGAAGGGGAGATGACGGATGACATCGACGCTTGAAAGCCTCATCAGCCAGTTGGGCAGCGAACAGCCCTACAGAGCGCTTTCGGAGGATCAGATCCGCACGCAGGCCAAAAATCGTTATCAGAGCGTGTACGACCAGAAACGTCTGGACGCGAAGCAGAGCTACGAGAGCAGCGATACGGCCCTTGCGCGGGAACTTTCCGGTCTGCAGAAAACCTACGACAGCCAACGGACGTCTACCGCTATGCAGACGAGGGATAGCTATTCGCAGACGGATCGGCATGCGCTTTCGCGCGGCATGCAGCGTTCCAGCTATAACGAGGCCAATCTGACCAATGTACGCCTTTCGGGCGATGCGGCGCAGCGTGAGATCGACCGTGAACAGGCGGAGCACGAAGCGCAGATCGGCGAAAAACGCACGCAGCTGAGCACTCAGCTTGCGCAGACCCTCAAGCAGCTGAACGCCGACCAGCAGAAGGACGAGCTGGCCTATGCGGACGAGCTGACACAGCGCGAATACCAGCGCGCAGCTGACAGCCGGAAGGATTACCGTCAGCTGGCCGTTCAGCTGTATGAATACCGTCATCAGCTGGAACAGGAAGAAGCCGAACAGGCGCGCTGGCAGGCGGAATTCAACGCCAAGTACGGCCAGAGCCAGTCTGCATCCACAAGGAAACGTACCAGCTCTGCCGGCGCAGCTGCGGTGGTCGCTTCACCCGCGGCTTCTGCCGGAGTTCGCAGAAACCAGAGAGACATGATGATATAACAAAACCCCGGCCTGTGTGCTTTTAGCATGCAGGCCGGGGTTTTTGGGCGTTATTCCAGCTCGTCCAGATTGTAGGGCGTCGTCTGGTAAACAAAATAGTTGAGCCAGTTGGAATACAGGAGGTTTGCATGGGAGCGCCAGCTGACGATGGGCGCGCGGGTGGGGTCGTCGTTGGGAAAATAGTTTTTGGGGATGGCGATGGATTTGCCGGCCTTCACGTCGCGCTGATATTCGCGGTTGAGGGTATGCGCGTCATATTCGCTGTGCCCGGTGATAAAGATCTGACGGCCGTTGCGGGTGGTCACGGCGTATACGCCCGCCTCGTCCGAAGAAGCCACGATGCGCAGAGAGGATACCTGCTCGATCTCCGAACGGTCGATGGTGGTGTGGCGGGAATGCGGCACCATGAACACATCGTCAAAGCC